TGACAGAGATTAAGAGTCTCCCGCTAAAACCAACTCAGCTAATGGTCCATAAACTGGTGCCGAGAGTAGGGTTCGAACCTACCATGTCTAAGACGTCCGATTTACAGTCGGGTGCCCGTCCACTCAGGCGGTCTCGGCATTAATGGTCGGGGATGCAGGATTCAAACCTGCGACCTCTCGGACCCAAACCGAGCGCACTATCAAGCTGTGCTAATCCCCGAAAATTTTCTTACGTAGTAATTGGAGGACCCACTCGGATTCGAACCGAGAACCTAGAGATTAAAAGTCACTTGCACCACCAATTGTGCTATGGGTCCAACACATTAAGCTCTGACGACTCTTTTTGTTCAGATCAAGGACATCTGTCCAGCTTAATGCTTAATTGTTTCTTCGTCAGCGTCACGAATACGCTTGTTTCGAGCAAGCCCTTCGGATTCAAGGTCACGACGTTCTAAAGAACTAATACTCGTGACGCTGACGAAGAAACAACCGAAGTTGTTTCAACGTAATTCCTAACAATGTCAAACAGCCTATAAACTTATATTACCTTAGGAGCGATTTAAAGTCAACCCCTAATTTTACTCATTAAAAAAGGCGGGGATTTCGCCCCGCCTTAAGAAGTTCTATTTCTAGAACCTTTTAGACGAGACCAGCCGCAAGAGCCTTGTATCCTGCGGCGATAACTTGGCGTGATGGAGTACCGAGACGGTACTTGTTTGTTACCACGCCTTTAGAATTCGTATGCTTATTACAGTAAATCGGATACCCTTCCATACGAAGAGAGTATACAACATCATGTGGATTAGCGACGTTATAACGAGCAGAAATCTGCTTAGCAGTAAGCTCTTCGCCGTTAAGGACCAACGCTGTATATACCTTATCAATCTTTGAATTCATTCTTTTCTCCTGTTTCATTATTTAGTCATTATAACTCGAGATTTATTAAAAGTTAAATATTTTTTGACTTTCATCAGCCCCTTCTTGATTTAGAGCCGACTGTTGTCAAATCAGTTTCCGGCGTCGCGTATTGCAATCCACCTTTATTAAAGAGGGGCATAACCCGACTCGCCTTATCAAGAATCTGTTTCTGAACTTCAGAAGATTCTTTATGTAAGTTGGTCATAACTCCACGTTTAACACAGGAAGACGCATCACCCGACAATCCCGAAGAAACGTAATCGCTTTGATCAACTTTCATATACTCATTATACCGCTCTTTAAATTTAAAGTCAAGGGCTTTTTTATCGGCTTTTTTGCCTTTTGTCATAGACAAAACCCAGGCTTCGTGTTTGGCGGTTGCCTCCGCAAGTTTCTTACTTTTAGAGGGCTTTCTTTTCTTTGTTCGCGTAGTAGTATAATACGCCGGTAAAAGATGCATCGTCACAACGACCTCCTTTCAAACCATACACGTATTATACCCTATGATTTTTTAGAAGTCAAGTCATTTTTGAGGTAGAAATCATTTTTAGAAGAAATTTGTTCGATAATTTTTTCTAAAGAGTTTCTAAAGCTTTCTCTAGCAGGCACGTATCTTTCTTCTTTGATACGGTTCATTTGTCTGTAGTTAGAATACTTCTCTTCCTCCCACATATCGTCTCTTGCATCTATCATTTCTTCCAGAGCATCGATGAATTTATCTAAAGTTTTCTGATGCAGCCTCGACATCTTCGCTATCCTCCAAATCTTCGACGATTATATATTGAGCGTCTTTATCAAGTTCTGCATAAGCTTCTAACAAAGTTCTAACCTTATTAAGACGATTGATTACTTTATTAATAGTTTTTTGAGAAACCTCGTCATTGTATCCTTCTTGAAGATCCATCAATACCGCGTCTAAATTACTATCGACCGAATAATCTATATGAAATTTTGTTATTTGGCCGTCTTTAGAAGCTGTTTGTAACTTAAGAGGAGGAAATAGAATCTTTTTAATTTCTTCTATTATTTTATCAGATGGAGTTGGCGGATCTTTCTTTAAGAATTTAAACATAATATAATTTCCTTCTAATCAATTCTTTTTTCTACCCATATTATACTTAGCCTCTAAAATCCAATCTTTTTTCTCTTTATGATTGATAATTTTGATTTGACTAATTGGAGAAATTGGTTCTTTAATCTTTTGCGGTTCCACCACTTTCAACAATCCCCAATCTTCTAAAAGGCTGACGATCTTATTACGGCGTCCTTTATCTTCATCTGAAAAATTTGAAGGCTTACCGTCTATCGAAAACATTTCTTTGAAATGGACGATATAATATTTTCCTTGTTTGTGAAAAATATGACAAGATTGATATAACTTTTTATCTTTTCTAGAAGCGACACCAATACGAGTTAGAGTTTCTTTAATTTTAAGAAAATCTTCTTCTTCCGCTATTTTCACTTCAATCAACGAATCTAGAATATTCATATTTGCCTCTTTTCTTATTATTTTACATTATTATACCATAAATTATAAAGGTTAGGGTATTTTTCTATATTTAGGCTTTTTTGATCTTCTAAATTTGCACACTCAATATACTTGAGATTCAATATAATATCATCATCAAGTTTAATAAACGAACCATCATTAAACTCTATATTATTATCAACATAAGTTTCCAACGTTTTTGGTCTATTGATTCTAGAAAAATATGAAACCAATTCAAAAGTCTTTTCTCCAAATTCATTTATAATTAAGTCTTTATCTTCTAATTTTAAAAGTTGATTTCTGTATATTGTCGTACCAAAAACAGAATGTAATCCAGCCGCAAAACATACATGTTCAGGTAAATTACCATTTTCCAATAATTGATAGGTTCTAACCAGATGATCGTGTAATGAACCTATCATATGATTATAATTCAGCGCATTATGTTTAACAAGAAATCTACTTAATTTTTCAAAATTATCAGAACGTTTTCTTCTAAATTTAAACATTAATGTTTTTCTCAAACCATTATATTTTCTAGAAACGCCACGTGCGCAATGTTGTATGTTTGATTGAAAAATAACAACACGATTCTTTTTTGGTATTACAGAAAAAACTTCTTCGTTTGGTGTTATGAAAGATGTTTCTCCACCCCAATCAAATTCCCATTTACCCTCAACCAAATAAAATACAAAAGTAATTTCGTCAGATCTGTTACTATCTGTATGATAATAACCATCAACTCCAAAAGTATGTCCTCCTATATAACATCTAATTAAAACAGTATTATCTAAAATATCAATTTTATCAGTTATATAATTTTTAACGTGTAATAAAAATTCAGGAATATTGTTGGAAACATCTGATAAATTTTTACTATTAGATTTTCCAAAATTTAAAAACCAATGGCCATGTGGGTCGTTTTGCTCATGAGAAAGCCAACCATATCTCATTGGCGAATTATTATAATCCGTGAGCAATTTGTTTAATATTTCTTCGGTAAAAAAATTATCTAAAACTTTCATCATTTATCTAAACCACCTTTTTCTAATTTTTTCTTTATTTCCTTCAATTGTTCTTTGGAAAGAATAAAAGATGCAGTCTTAGCTTTATTATAATTATATCCAAAATATTCTTGAATGGCTTCAATATTGCTATCTTTTTCTTTCTTGGCCCACTTACTATTAGTTCTTTTTGTTGGGCGTATAATATTTATGAAATAATCGAATTGAAGTTTTTTGTCTAAATGACCGTTAAGATTCATTTCTTGAGCGTGAAGTATAGTGTCTTTATGATACGACAAGGCTCTATTAGTTAGAAACGGAGAATATGATTTCTCCGTCACTTCGTCAACTATAAGATTTTTCTTTGAATAAAGAATAGAATTTACATAATCAAAAGGGTTCATTAGTTGAATTCCAAATTAATCATAATTTCGGTTAGACAAGCCATAAGATTAATTTCCTGATCCGCAACGAAAGCCGCTTGATATTGATATTTACCCAATATCAACACAAGTTGAGCTACATCGGTCGGAGGGAGAAATTCAGAGGCTGTATCATACAACTGACGAAATATACTGTTCTGATCATTATCAAGATTTTCCCCAACCCATTTACGTAGCCCAGAAAAATTCTTTTCCTTGAGCATAGAAACCAGTTCCTTGATAGAAACTTGTTGTAGGTTAGCCAAAATACCAGAATCAATTTTACCTGTCGCCGAATAACGCTGAAGCTCGTTAAGAACTCTACGCCAATCAGGAAAATGTTTTTGAATTACTTCTGCGACGACAGCTTTATCGAATTCTATGTTTTCAGAATTAAGAATGTTTGACACTCGCTTCATAAACTGCATCGCGAGTTTCGCCATTTCTTTTTTACCGATTTTAAAGTCGATAACCGAACAACGAGAATGAAGAGGCTCAATAATTCTATTTTTAAAGTTACAAGTAAGAATAAACCCACAATTTCTAGAAAACTCTTCCATGAAGTTACGAAGAGCCGGTTGAGTCGAATTGGCGTTTAGATAATCCGCCTCATCAAGAATAACATACTTACGCCCTCCAGAAAGAGAAACAGATGAAGCGAAGTTTAGGATTTCGTTTCTAAGGGTGTCGATATTACCATTCATAGAACCGTTAATAACAATGTAATCACAACCAAGCTGTTCTAACATTGCTCTAGCTACCGTTGTTTTACCAACACCGGCAGAACCAGAAAGAATAAGGTTTGGAATATTTTGTTGATCTACAAACTGTTGAAAAACAGCTTTTAATTCAATCGGAAGGATAGTTTCTTCTATAGTCTTAGGTCGGTAACGTTCCGTCCACAAAAAGTTCTCAAGCATAATATAGTCCTTTCAATTTTCACATTGTATAAATAAGTATAGGTCGCGGGACGGGCATCCCCACCTATTCTATAACTCAGTAAGGAGTCACAGCTATGATTATATATAAGATCACTAATAAAGTCAATG